ACCAGAATTGAGTACTGGCTCGGAGTCCAGGGAATTCCTCACCTAGGCACTAGGGTAAACAGAAGGCGAACTGTTTACACAATACGAGGAAGCTAAAGCCTACTATTTAAACGTAGTACAGGATAAGCATTAAGCCCGGACTCCCAGAAATGAACCCGATCCCGCGGTCTTACACTCCTTGTTTACAAGGTGCACACTTTTACGTCCCGGAGTTTGTTCTCAAGGACAACTACTATGTCTGCTACTCCGTCTAATAATAGGGGTGGGACTAGGTAGCTCATGGCCACGGTTTCGTGGCCTTGACCGTGTACGTAGTAAGCATGCATTACCGGCCGCACATGCCAGGCACTTTCGACTACTGTTTAATAACTGTGTTTACCAACTAGTATCTCTCACCGACAGCAGTATCGGCTGCCTGGCACAGTGCGCGACGGGGGTGGATCACAACACTGAAACCAGGCAAGTGCAGGACAAGGCAATGGGGATCGGCCCTTCGATGGCATTTAGCCACCTTCGGGCACCTGCTAGCAGGTGGTTACTCATACAATCCAGGTAGCATATGGGTCAACGGTATTAGAGGAGCGTGTTAGACGGAACTGACAATCATGAAAAATACACCTTACTACGAATACTACGAGTACATCCGCGATGGTAAGCTGATCGCTGAGATCAAAGATCCAGTATATAAGCTATTCCAGCAGTTTGTGCTCGATTTAGATCCGGTCGTAAAATATATGCTTCAGGACCGTTTCAAACCGTCTAAACCACGGAGTAAGAAACCGGTTCCAAAGAAACCACTTCCTAACTCAGCGGCTCTTAACACCATTCTTGAACTAAGCGGGATGCCCACAAATAGAAAACCGATAGCGCCGGAATTGCCGAAGCCTATCGATGTGATCAAAGGATTCAAGCTCTTAGAACAGCAACTATACCATGGAACACCCCCATCTTCAGATGAGTGGGAGGGACTTGAACTAGGCGTTTACCGCGAGTGTTTATTACGCGGGTCGGATAGCCTCACAGCACTGCTATTAAGCATCCCAAACCTTAACGAGTGCACTGCGTCAGCGATCCTGTCGCTAGTGCACACCGTTATATGCTTATATAGACACTTCGTAGTAAAAGCAGAGGTCAAGCCCGACACCATCACATCGAAGTACAAGGGCACTCGATCGCTAGATGAGGTTCTGAAAGAGTACTTCAAGCCAGAGTCAATCGATAGGTTCTTGCTCAAGTATCTAGATTCGAAGAAGATGGGCGACTTCGCCGACTTGTTTATCTACTCAGGCAATGCCTCTTCACCCAATTCCGGTCACTCGAGCGTTAACTATCTGGCTGACGTAGCAGCCCTTGTCTCCGACAAGGACCTATACGAAAACGTACTTAACCTCGCATCATGTTTCAACAATGGCCGTCAGCTTAAAGACATTGCAGACATACTGGCGGCGAATGCGTACGATCCCGATTACCGCAAAGACAAGATACACTCCCGAATTGTAACATTTACCGCACCGGGCGGCAAAGCCAGAATCATCGTAGTAGCAGACTGGGTAACGCAGACGGCACTTAGTGCTATCCACAAAACCCAGTTCCGGCTACTAGAATGCATTCCGGCAGACAAGACCTTTGATCATAAGAGCGGATTGGATATCTACGATCCCAACGCGTCATCCTACTACTCAGTGGACTTATCTGCCGCTACTGATAGATTACCCCGTATCCTCCAGGCCGCGATAATCGAACGATTATTCGTACTGCTCGGTCTAGACGGAAAGAAGATAGCCCGGTGTTGGCTAGCCACCGTAGACCGCACTTACTCAACTAAGAACTCTGCGCTGCAGAAGTTCACACCTACCGTTCGGTACGCAGTCGGGCAAGGTATGGGCCTATTCAGTAGCTGGTCATCGATGGCTCTCCTGCATCACTATATAGTTAATGAGCTCTGCAGTTGCCCAACCGATTCATACGTTCTAGTAGGCGATGACTTACTTATAAAGAACGCATCGGACAGCTTCGCTAAATACAGACAGATCATGGATGAGATAGGGGTCGGGGTCAACATGTCTAAGACCCTTGTCTCGTCGAGTTACCCGCATACCATCGAGTTCGCCAGAAACTACGTGATACAGGGGCATCGAATCAAGCCGCTACCAACCGGAGCAGTATTCGCCGGTGTTGATAAGAAACTAAGTTCAGAAGAAGTTCTGTTCTCGTTTTCTGAGTCAATAGCATATTTAGACCCGGACAAACTAATCTCATACCTATGTCTGAAGGAAGTGCGTGCGCTGTACAATGTGGGGTACTTCCTCTGGAAGGTAGGTCGGTATAGTTATGACGAGGTAGTCTCATTCCTAGCCACTAGATCTGTCCAACTAATTATATCTGAGGACCAGTTTAAACATATCCAGTCGGTATCAAAACCGGAGTCACGCGACCACATTCGACTACCGCAGCTGCAGTTCACACAATCACTTCTGTCTCAATGCTCAATTAGACGGAAGGAGGATATGGAACGGCTAGCAGCGCTAAGTATCGACTTCTCGGTACTCGGCTTCGCCGGTGAAGAGATCGAGGACTATAGTGCGCGGATGGAGAAACGCATCTGCTCCGCGGTACCGATTAGCTACGAACCTGGTATGGGTAACCCGATAGTCAGCAAACTAGAAGGCCAGCTAATCAGGGACTTAGTAACAACACTTACCATTCGTAACCCTAACCTCCGACTTACCACCAAACGAAGGCGATAAAATAAACAGACACCCACCGTACCCATGATGCTACTTACTGGATTGGCGGACCTCGCCAGTTTACGTAAGTAGGCCCGAAGGCCTCTAAATGGGGTCGACGGCTCGTATACCAGAATTGAGTACTGGCTCGGAGTCCAGGGAATTCCTCACCTAGGCACTAGGGTAAACAGAAGGCGAACTGTTTACACAATACGAGGAAGCTAAAGCCTACTATTTAAACGTAGTACAGGA